GTTGCTGTTTCTGGTAAGGTTGGTGTTGGTGAAAAGTTCCAATCATCTAACTTTGGCTACTATGCATTGTATGGTGCAGCAGACTATAAGGTTATGGACAAGTTGACATGGAACGCTGTTTCATATCGTTACCGTTCTGCTTTTGATACTGCAAGCTATGGCTATCAGAGCAATCAGCTTGGCACTGGTGTAACTTATGATCTTGCTTCAAACTATGCAGTAAGCGCAAAGGTATATCGTAACTATGACACCAGCTTCAATTCTACTGGTGATCAGTTTATGGTTGGCTTTACAGCTAAGTTCTGATCAACATTTATATTGTAAGACAGAAAGGCACCCTTCGAGGTGCCTTTTTTGTTGGATAAATACTTACACGTAACTGTACAAAGGAACATAAAATGAGTAACAAAGACACAAGTATGGTAGATCATTTTGCAAAAGCGATTTCTGCCAAGATTGCAGAAGAAAAAAAAGTATTGTCTGCTGAGAACCTAACTCCAGCAAAGCCTGCAGCAGGTCCTAGTTTGGTTGATCAATTTGCCAAGTCAATTTCAGACAAGGTAGCCGAAGAAAAGCACAAATTAGGCGAATAAAATAACTGTTGACTTTATTAAGCCTCCATGCTATTATTAAAATATAAGCAATGGAGGCTTTTTTATGTCTAATCAACGTGCAGGCAAGACTCATTCGGCAGCTTTGGTCGATGGTGACAAAATCTCTTTACAAACATTAATCAACTTCTGTAAAGAGGCAAGGAACGATCTAATGAAACAAGGTGAAGAGGATTCTGCTCTTCGGTTTGAGATCTTTGAAGATTGGCTTCGAAACGACTTCAAGGGATCATTAAAATACCAATCCAAGATGATTGGACTCTAATACAAAAGAGGCTTCGGCCTCTTTTTTCTTTCCTATAAATATTTGACATTTATAGGAGACTTTATTATGGCAAATCTTTCACCATCAGAGTTACTCAAACCAGGAAGAGAATACAGAGCTGATGTAATAATCAAAAAGCTCACAGAAGGAACTCCGTTTGAGATCACAGGTGGTAAAAAAGTAATTTTTGCAAAAAGCAAGGATGCAATTGCTCTTCTTAAAAAACGTGATCGTCCTTCTTTGACTGCTGTATCATTTTTGGGAATGGATGGAAACACATACAAACTTTCTGATATTGTAAAGAATGGTGAGTTTGGTGGAAAGGGTGAAGGTGGAGGAACAATTAAAGAAGATGCTGCTCTTGCTTCACTTAGAGATCAAATTGCACAAGCAAAAAAGAAAGAGAAGAATGCAACAATTTCAGTCAAAGTAAAGAATAAGACTTATCAAATTGTCGATGCTGTCAGTACTCCAGGAACTCCAAAATCTGACTTTCATTTGATTGATATTGATGGAAAAGAAGTCGTGTGGATCTCTCACAAAGATGGCAAAGGTCCAAAAGATTTCCAACAATGGGGTGGAATATCAGAGAAGAAAGAACCAAAGATATTTAATCATCCAGAAACCAAGAAGTTTATTTCTGATTTGAAAACCAAATATCCTAATGGTCTTCCTAATGCAACATCACTTTACAGAAAGATTAAAGATAGCAAATTAAAAATGCTTTCTGTCTATGGTAATATGTTTGGTGGCCCTCTTGGTCAGCAAAACGTATCGATTCTATTACAAGGTGATATCAAATTAATAAAATCTGGAACCAACTATACACTTTCTGCTGCTCATGTTCATTATAATGGTGATTCTGTCGATGCTGGTGGATTTGAACCGGTTTTCATGGCAATCTACAAAGGTGACAGATCTGATGCTGGCGTCAAGGGTACAAGAATTGTAATTATGCCAATTGAAGGAAGAAAGGCTTCTCCGTTTTAATAAATATATGATAAATTTGTTTTGATTAAGGAAATTCCATGAAAACGTTTGTTAATTTTATTTCAGAAGAAGCTCATTCAGGTGTTGCTTCTGCAAAACACCAAGAACATCCAGAAGATAATGCAGTAAAAAGCAAGGCCGGATTTGAGCATGCCGTTTCTTCTTTGAGAGCGATTCATAGCTCGTTGAAGTCAAGATCCCACGATCATGAAACTCATGTTTCAACAAAGCTAGATGGTGCACCTGCAATTGTATTTGGCCATCATCCAAAATCAGGAAAGTTTTTCGTTGCAACCAAGCATGGTGCATACGGTAAGACTCCAAAGCTTGCAACTTCTCATCACGAAGTAGATCAACACTATGGTCACTCAGAAGGTCTTGCTCAAAAGCTTCATCATGCATTAGAACATCTTCCAAAGGTTACTCCAAAGAAAGGAATCTATCAAGGTGACTATATGCATGATCATAGTGAAATACATCACTCAGATCATGAGATTCATTTCAAGCCAAATACAATTCGTTATCACTTGAAAAAAGATAGTGAAGAAGGAAAGAAGGCATTGAAATCAAAGATGGGTATTGCAATTCATACAAAGATTGAAGGTGATCCTGATCATCCTCACACACTTCATGCATCACCACTCACTGACCATTCACATTTCAAGAAACATCCTGATGTTCATATGATCTCACCGGAGGCTAAATTATCATGAGTCACCTTACCCCTGAACAAAGTAAAAAGGTAGAAGATCATCTTGCAAAAGCAGAAGCTATTCATAACAAGCTTCCTGATAGCCATCATGATATTGTAAACAAGCACAGTGAACATTTTGACACATATATCAACAAGACTGTTCGTACTGGTGAAAAGCCTTCGACAGAAGGATTGAGAAAGCACATCCATGATCGTCTTCAAAAAGAAGTAGACAAGGTTGTTACTCCTGCTGCAAAGGAAAGAAAGACAGAAGTGTTAAACAAGGCACTTGCTCATCATGATACACATGAGAAGCATTTCCAACATGCTTTGGATATTCACCACCATATCCAGGCAGCAAAAGATATTCTTACAAGGGGTTTGCACAAGGCTCAAGAGACGTCAAATCCAATGAGTCAATCAATTGAGGGAAAGAAAACGGATCCAGAAGGATATGTTGTTCATCATAAAGGTAAGATCACAAAGATGGTCAACCGCCATGAGTTCTCTCAGGCTAACTTCAACAAGCCAAAGGATTGGGCAAAATGAAAACTTTTGCTAACTTTATTTTAGAAGAAAAACAAAAGCATGCAACGTTTGCTTACGGAAGATTCAATCCTCCAACAATTGGCCATGAAAAGCTAATTCATAAGGTAGAAGACGAAGCAAAGAAGTCTGGAGGAGAAGCTCATATCGTTGCATCTCATTCTGAGGCAACTGGTAAGAATCCGTTACAAGTTCACCATAAGGTTGGTTATATCAAGAAGGTTGCAGAAAAGGGCACTCATGTTACTTCTTCTGACAAAGAACATCCAACACTTCTTCACCAACTTTCAAAATTACACAAAAGTGGTGTAACTCATATTAATATGGTTGCAGGATCCGATCGTGTAAAAGAATACCACGATTTGATTCACAAATACAATGGTAAAGAAGGTTCTCACGGACACTACAATTTCAAATCTATTAAGGTTACTTCTGCAGGAGAAAGAGATCCAGATGCAGAAGGAACAAAAGGAATGTCCGGAACAAAAATGAGAGAACGTGCCAGAGCAGGTGACACAGAAGGGTTCAAAAAGGGTCTCCCTAAAGCTCTTCACCCTCATGCAAAAGAGATAATGGGACATATTCAAGCGATCAAGGAATCGTTGATATCTGACGAAGATGAGTTAAATTACGATGTCATATAATACTCTCACACTTTCTGTAAACAAACAAGGCGAATATTTGATTCCTCAGATGTTTGTTGCAGGAAGAACAACAACTATTATTGCATCTGTTTCAAATACTGGATATGTCACTGCAGAGGCTATTGTAAAACAAGGTTCTACTGCTGTGTTGAATACTCCTGCTCAAATTCAACATTAATATGTTCTTGTTTGTTTTATAAATACAAGACAAATCGAGAATTTTTTTATGACAGACGCAAATAAAAAATCCAACATAAAACTTCCTAGTTTTTTAGAATTTTCTAAGATTGACCCTTCTGTCAAATCAAAGGTTATTGCCGAACGTGCAATTAATCATGAAAAAAAGATAAACGAACAAGTCCTTCTTGAAAGAATGTCTGAATCTCTTAGTAAAATCTCAGGAAGAGATTTGAAAACAGAGTTCAAAGATACATTTTTCAATCCAATTGCTAAACCTACTATTGAACAACAACCACAACAAATTGTTGAAGATGTTTCTGTAATTCCTCCACTTCCTGAACTTCCTGTAAAGGATATTGTAACTCCCGATGTAATTAAATTATCTATTGCAAAACCATCCAAAATTCAGCAGGTTGCAGATACAATTCCTCCTTCGTTACAAAAGGAACTTGATATTATTAGAAAGTCAATTGCAGACTTTCATAGATTTGCTCAAAGACATTCACAGCTTGGTGGAGGTGGAGCAGGAAGTGTCGATGAATTAACATTTCACACAGTTCAGGTAACACAGCCAACATATAATGCAACAAGAAAAGATTATTTTATTGGAGTGAATTATCCAGGTCCAGTGACAATCAATCTTCCTTTTCAGAATCTAAAACCTGGAAGACAAATATTAATTAAAGATCAATCTGGTTTTGCAGCTTCAAACTTTATTACAATAGCAACACTTGATGGTTCAACAATTGATGGAATTAGCACATTCAAAATTGTCAATAGTTACGAATCTATTTCGTTATTGTATGACAGAGGAGGATGGAACATAGTATGAGTTATAATCCTAATGCATTCTCCAATACTTTTGTCAACTGGCTTCAAGTTGCTTCTGACATCATTCCTTATTCAACAAATACATACAGCTTGGGAAATACTTCCAATCGTTGGTTGGGCTTATGGGTAGGTGGTAATTCTATTACATTTTCTGATCAAAATGCTGCATATCCTGATCAGACATTGACAGTTGCAAATGGTGTATTCTATATTACAGATTCTTTAAATACAAAAAGTCAATCAAATGCAGGTTTTCAGGTAGGAAACTTTCTTTTACAAAATAACTATATTGCTCTTACAAATTCTTCTGCAACTTTCTATATTGGTACAACCGCTGCAACCGGCAACTTGGTTATAAACAGACCAATTGTTGTTTATTCTACAGGAACAAACACAAATCCAACATTTACTGTTTCAAGAAATGGGCAAGTATTTATCAACACTCCAAATACAATCTTAACAAATTCTGCAGCTTTCGAAATTCTTGGAAGTAATAGTGGAGTTTCACAGCCAAGAAACTTTACTGGAACATTGATTCAAGGAACGGCGCAAGATGGTCAGCCAGCTCGTATTGGTTTTGATGCTTTTGGTGCTAATACTTACGTAGCGATTGCTGGTCGTGGAGCTAGAGGAACTGTTTCATCTCCATCGGGCACTCGAGCTAATGATACGATTATGCGTTTTTCCATACAGGGATGGACTGCCGATAGTAACACATATGCTTCATCGATCGGTCGTATTAATATGCAGGCAGCAGAAAACTTTTACGCTGCTAACACTGGAACTAAAATTACTTTTCAATTAACACCAGCTGGTTCAAATACTATTCAGTCTGAATCGGTCGCGTTTTATTCAAATGGTATGAGTTTGGCCAACAATCCAAATTCTTCAATTACATTTAGTGACAATACTGTTCAAACCACAGCTTACAAGCCACCTAATGTTAGAATAGCAAACGTAATATCAAACTCTGTATTAATTGATTTTTCTACTGATAACTTTGTTCATATACACACCAATCAGGGAACTGTCACTGCTAACTTACAAAATCTTACTGCTGGAAAGACAGTTGATCTGTTTATCTTTAATAATGTTGGTGGCACACAACAATTTAATCATGGTCTTTCCTCTACACATGCTACAGGCGGATCATCATTTTTCCTAAGTTCTCATAATACTATGTATGTTAAGTATTTTTGTTTAGATGGAACTCTAGATAATTCATTCGTAGCTGCTATAACATAACTCTAAGTTATAAATATAAAACAAATTAATTTACAAAAAAAACAACAAGAGAAAAAAATGGTTGATAAAGATATTAGAACTGCTGTTGATGAACCAAATAAGCCAGTTACTTCCAAAAAAACAACAAAAAAGATTCACGATCCTATGAAAACGGAACGTGACACTGTTGCAAACAGCAAGTTGAATACGAAAAAAGTCAGCGAT